TGACAGCCTGCTTGCAAAGCAGGTGCTCTACCAACTGAGCTAATTCCCCGTGGTCCTCTGGCTAGGAATCGAACCTAGTTTCCATGTGTGTTGTCCACCCGTCCTTACCAATAGACTAACAGAGGTTGTGGTAGGAGGGGGGAGCATCACCTTAAGCCCCCCTCTTTACTTCACTCAGTCACAGAATACTAAGACCAAGGAGAGGTTTTGGTTCCTACATTTGGGGGGATGATCGGACTTCACCCAGAAGGCAAAGTCCTTAAGACCCTGCCCAATCATCCCCATACGACGCTCTGGAAGATACCCAGAGTAGAAGTTGGCATTACTGCCAAAGCCCCCGATCTGATTCGAACAGACGACCAACGGTTTACAAAACCGTTGCTCTACCACTGAGCTACAAGGGCGAATGATGTATTTGGTGGCAGTTAGCACAAAGAACTTCGCACTTATCTGCTTCCAGTTTGATGTTTTCGAGAGAGTAACCACCACGAAGCATTTCTGCTACATTATGTTCTTTGTCTCTCTCATGATGAAATTGTAATGCTCTGTGGTCATCAAATCCACATCGATTACATTTGAGAGTTTTCTTCCAAGCAACATATTGTTCCCTGATGTCTTTCTCTCTTTGCTTGACTACTTTCTTTTGGCAAACTTTACAGTCGCCACGAAGGTAACCATTACCAGCAGAATGAAACTCAGATAATTCTTTTGTGATGCCACATTTAGAACATGTTTTCATTTTACCTTAGAATTTGTAACTTTATTTATAAGTTACAAACGTTTGAATTGAAACGCTCCCCAATCAGATCCCCATATTTTAGCATGAGTTTCGGCATGAAGACCACGATCAACCACATGATATTCAGTTTTTGTAAGGGTGACTTCGTTTTGAACGTAGGTTTTTGCACCTTGCCATTCAACCCAGCACTCACAAGTAGAAGTTCCACCAGTGAAGAGTTCTGGACCAGTCTGTGACATAATTATATCGCACCCTTGGCGGTATGTCAAGACCTCATCAGTGATGAGTTCAAGATCAGTTCCACCAACAAATCGTTTTGGATCTTCGATCTCGTAATTTTTGAGACGAAATTGACCCTTTTCGATTTCTACATCAATCACAAATTGACGATATGGATTTTCTGGCAAATAGTTGTATGCTTGCTCACCATAAAACCGCGTCTCTCCAATCTTACAATGCCTCACAATAATATGAGCATAACGAGTTGGATGGCATTGTGCTTGGTATTTATTGGAAAATGTACCTTCCAAATATTCAAGAAACTGGTTCATCTGGCAAAACTTCAGGATTAACTAAATCTAATTCAAATAATACAGGATGACATTCTTCAGCAATCAAATAATCAGAATAGCGGAAGATATCTTCCATAGTGTATTCTTGATTAAGTGCTGCCTCTGCCAAGATCCACTTATCGTGTTTCTCGTGTTCTTCTAATACATCAAAAGCAAATGGAATACTCTCAATATAATACATCAAAACTGGTTCATTGTCAACAAAGACATGTTTTCTAGTAATTGTGTATTTGAGAATTGCCATTACGTTGAATGTCATTTTATATACAGTATTATTTAACATCCATGTGTGCGGTCATAATTCCATAATTACCAATCGGATGAAAATTCATTGCAATACTATACCTATCTTCATCTTTTCCCCAGGGTGGAATTTGATGTTTGATATAATTTGGCATAAGGAGAAATGAATTTTTCTTTGGTCTAATCAATGATGTTGTACATGTTAATGGACTTTGTTCAGTAATTCCAAATGTAAAATTGCACATTGAATTCCATGGATTTTCTAAAAGAAGTTCATTATCTTCTTGTAAATACAAAACTCCAGCAAGATAAAAGTTTTTATGCATATGCATTGAGCTACTCTGACCTTTTTTTGTTCTAGTTGCCCAAGAATTTCTGATTGAAAATCCTTCGCAAACTTGTTTCATGATATTTGTAGAAATATTTTGGACAACTAGCTCAAAATATTCTTTGAATGGACGCATTTCTGGAATTTGTTCCATTAAATTTTTTTCTCTAGTCAAATGTGTACTCAATTCATGAGTAGCGATGCTTCTTTCGTATTCTAATTGCTTACATATATTCAACAGAAATTTACACTGCTCATCAGTAATAGCATCAAGATGAGTAAAAATTGGCAAATGAAATACGTCTATTCTATCGACAATAATTGTTTTTTCTTCTTCCATAATTTTAAAATATTTCAATACCCGTGGTCGGATTCGAACCGACACTGGAAGGATTTTAAGTCCTCTGTCTCTGCCGTTGGACTACACGGGCGTATGTTGGACGCTGACCTGATGGATACTCTTTCTGCGGAGGGAGGCGTCAGTCTTTTATATCCGAGCAAGCACCTTGCTGGAGTCCAATGCTCCTTGAGGGGATCGAACCCACCTTAGCCGAATTATGAGTTCGGTGCATTCACCAGATTGCTAAAGGAGCGATAGGGATACTGGGAATTGAACCCAGACCAACCCGTTATAAGCAGGCCGCTCTACCATTAAGCTATACCCCCATGGGGTTCATATACTTAACAGTTTTTTCTTTAGCGCCTGGCGACGTGCTTTTGCTTGGCGTATCGCCTGGGGTTTCAGACTACGCTTCTGCTGCTTTTTGCTGTGATGCTGCCAGTTGGGAAGCGTAGTCATTGTTCTCTGGTGTTCTGTATATATGTATAATACCCGATTATTGAGCGTTAGTCAAGGGCAGTGTGACAGTTGCTTTTCTGGCACTCTGCTGTGCCATGAATGCCCTGAGCTCAGGAGTTTCTTCCCATTCCCAGGTACGACCTTTCTTGTCAATCCATTGCTTCTTAGGGTTGCTCATTTGCCATCTCCTCAAACTTGTCTAAAATAGTGTCAAAAGATCCAATCTGTTCAATCTCGTTGATCAGTCTAGCGATCTGAGTACAAACAATCGGTCGTTCTTGCCTAGCAGCATATGCTAGAGCATTTCGTAGAGAAGCAGAAGCTTCCTTCAAGCTTTCCTCTACTGATTTTGATAGAGCCATTACTTTTCTGAACCTTGAACAGAGTTATCCTACTCGGTTTGTCAGGTTCTGTCAATCCCTCTGGCGCCAATCTTCGGGTTTATCTCTGCCTTCACTGAAAAAATCTACAATTTCATCCACAGAATTGAACCTGCTGATGCCCTTGCCTTCATGACCAGTTCCACCAATATCTAAGGCATTCAGAAACCCATCCATACTGTCTTCAGTCATTTCTGGATTTTCTGCTTTTCGTCTTGCTTGGCGAAGCATTGTCCCCGCTGTTCTATTTGCTTTTGCTAACTTTTCCGCCCATATCATCTCTTCCAAAGTCACCTCTTGATGTGCTATAATTTTGTCACAGATCGCTTCTAAGCGAAGACGATATTGCGTAGAAAGCATAAAGACCCTTCACAACTAGGTTTATTTAGTTGAGAAGTATAAGAGCACCCTTAACATTAACATTTCCAAGAGCAGTGATATCAACGTTGGCTCCACCAAAGATATCAACACTTTCTCCTGCCATAAGATCCATTGATCCTCCAGCAGTAGCAGTAAACGATGTTGCTGTCTTCAGATCAATCAATCCAGCAGCATCTGCTTTAAATGCTCCGCCAGCCTTAATATCAACCGCTCCACCAGCTTTCTGACTAATAAAACCAGCAGCGTCGTAAGTTTGACCGCCAATAGCAGTTTTAACTGTGTATGCACTATCTCTCACTTTATTTAATGGTGGCACAGGCGTTCCTCCAGCAATAATGTGTTCTTCTGTACCGCCAATCCAAGTAGAACAATCTCCTAAGATTTTCCAATTCACATGTCCAGGAGATACCCAGTTTACAGAAGCACGAGGATCAAATTGAATTGTGCTTTCTTCAGATACACCAAACTTCATGACTTGTCCTAAAACAATATCCTTTTTATTTGCTGTAGTTTGATCAATATTTCCAGCAAAAAATTGAATATTTCCAGTTCCATTATTTGCTGCAATTACAACATTTTGACCAGACAAATAAAGTTCTGTCGCAGCACTAATGAATATCTTATTTGCTTTAATTGTCCTTTGTGATCCTTTAGCATCTTCTGTTACATCACCATAAGCAATTATATTCAGAGCACATTTTTCACTATCATCACCAGCAGAATATTCAAAATTTGATCTTCCTTCATGTTTCTGCTGTTGACCTCCGTATGTGTGAACATTTAATTTGCCACTACCAGCACCAATTTGTTTACTATATCTACCAGAAACAATGTGGATTGTTCCTTGATTTCCAAGAGCAAAAAAACTATCGCTAGGACCATCTATTCTAAGTGTAGATGTAATACCATCTGGATATAATCTTTCGTAAATATGCGATCTTCCAAGAGATGATTTCCAGCACGATAATATCCTTGGAAGTTGTGTTGTTACCTGCGTTTCGTTTGGAGTGGCGGGAGCAGCTGGTCCTTTCGTATTAAGGTTATTGTAAGTATTAGGAGAAGCTGCCTTCTGTTTGGTTAGATTTTCAGTTTTGGCATGTAGATCTGTATGAGACATTATCTATTCTCCTATGGGCAATCAACATAACGACCAGTACCAATCTTCGTTGATCCGATCGTAGTAAGATTATCAGTATCTAGGCATACAAGAGAAGGTAACAACTTGGCACCATAACCTCCTCCGCCAACAATAAGTATTTCTGGAAACTTATCAAATGTTCTCGTTCTATCCAAAATTCTCGCACCAATAACATATCCATCATTATTAATGATCGCTTCTGCAATTCCTAACTCACCATCAATATACATGTCTGGCACATTTTGATATCTAATTCCTGGTCTAATAACAGTAAAACTATCAATAATGCAACGAACTCCACGATCATTAGCTAAATTCTTCTTGTAATTATAACCAGATGATTTTATGCGTATCTCAGTTAAGAAACCATTTTTGTCTAGTAATGCTGTTGCTGTCGCTCCAATACCATTACCAGTAATAAAGACATATGGTGGTTCTGCCCATGGTGATCCAGGATTATCTATTGGTATTTGAATAATACCACCATTATCATCAGTAATAATATTTTGTGTATCAATTGTTGGCAATTGGAATGGTGTATAAGTTGTTTTTGTTGTTTCTCCTATTCCTTTATCATAATCCTTGAGATTAGAACCACTGCCAGGAGTATTTTGATCTGGAACAATTAAAACACTAGTAGATGCGCCAGTTCCATTAATTGTAAAAGTTAGTGTCTCATAATTTTCTGTGATGGTATCTTCTTCAATACCAACGGTAATCTTTGCTGTGCTATTATTGACTACAAAACTTCCTTTCAAAGAACCACCAATAATATCATCAGAACCAACACCAGTTATTGTGTATGAAGCAGCAGTACCATTTGCAACATTTTTTGTTGTAACAGTAAATATTACAAATTCTCCTTCTTTTACAGAAGACTTGTCAGAAACAACTTTATATGATGGAGTTAGGGTAGATAGATTTTGTGTTGGATCACCACCAGTAACATAATCATCTTCGTCGGTCGGATTATCTATAATATCATCAAAAACTTTATCAACCATATCAAATGGATTGATTGGTTTTTCTTTGATTTTGTTATCTGGACTATCTACAGTTTCATCTATTTCTGTGATTGTACATTTTCCTATATTTTTGATAAACTCTGTAGGAATATCAGATTTATTTTGTGGACTGTTAAGTTCAAGATGAACAAAGAAATCTTCATCTTTTTCTTTCTCAACATCATAGAAAGTTTTTATCTTAACAAATTTTGTTGTTTCATTTGGCGTAAACCCAATAATATCATTTATTGGATAGTAATCACTATTTGCTGTGGCAGTGCCTTGATCTGTCAATGTTTTGCATGTAACGGAAGAAGCAATGACAGTATAACCAGATCTTGTGATAGTAAATACTGCTTCTTTCCCTTCTTTTACCTCAATATCATTAATTGTATATACTATCTTTGGTTCTTCAGTTGTACTTCCAGTGCCACCAGGAGCAGGAACACCACCAGTAAATCCAACAGTGGTAACTGCTAATGGAGAACCACCATATGCATCTTCACAAGTATATGATGTATAATCAGCACCAGTCACTGGGAACAAACTATCAATGCCAGATAACAAGTCATCAAGAAAATCGTTTTCATCTTCTTTTTCTTCTTCTTTACTTCCGTCAGTGCAAATCTTTTTGTATTCTGAACATGTTTGATCTGGTCCAGAGCAAGAAATACCTAGTAACTGAAGAACATAATTAATTGCACCACCGATTATGTTTAATGGTCCAGCAATTGTTCCAAGGATGTCCTGAATGGGTCCCAAGATGCTCCCCAATACTTCTTCGATTAAAGAACTTATCTTTGATAAAATACCATTTACGAGGGTATCAATCTGGCAAGCAATTGCTTGATATATTTGTGTGACAAGATCCATTAAAACATTTGTCAACCACTCTGCCAGGCGATCACCAAGATCTTCCATCTGGCAACCCAAATCTTTCAATAACTTGTTGAAAAATTCCGTGACTGGTGTTAGGACGTTTCCAGTTTCGGATGGGTAAATTAATGCATTAATTAGATCTTTTACTGCAGCTTCTAATTTTTCAATGATAAAACCTTTTATTTTAGCAATAAAATGCTGCACAACAAATAGCATTTTGTTGGTATATTTTCTCGCTTCTTCTGCTGCACTATAAAGACCACCAGTATATTTGTTAATTAAATAGTCACCAACTTGACCACCACTATCTTGAACAGATGCTAATAATTCTGCTAATATACCACCAATTTGACTGCTAAGATCATCCTTTTCACATTTTTCTGCTACAGATTGGCACCACTTTTCTTCCTTATCTCCAATTGCTGGAGCTGTTGGAACTGGTACTCTTGGTTTACCATCTTTTCCAAGAGAACCATCTGGTAATCCACCAGTGCTTTGATTTGTATTTTCTGACTGCCCACCTTCTGGATTTTCTGGTGCTGGAGTACCATCTTTTGCTGGAACTACAGTTGCTGGAATAGCAGTTGTAAATGGCAGATCATCTGGTCTAGCATTTTTAACAATTGTTGTAGCTCCAGGGGTCTGACCAATAGAACCCATGATAATTGGTTTTTGTCTTTCTGGATCAAGATAAAATCCAACCACCCAACATCCAATTTTTAATTGAGATCCAGCGCCCCCCTCGTTGCCAGGCATAAAGGGAACATTGACTGGCATCATGACATTACACCACGGCAAATCAGCAGTGTCAAGTATTTCTTTACTCTGAGGATGCTCGCCAACAATCCTCACCTTATAACGAATTCCACCTTTGTTATTAGGTTCGTCTGCTGCTGTTCCTTCTACTTGACCAACCCACCAATTAAATCCATCATTACCAATTCTATTAATTGGATATATTTGAGCTAATGCCTGATCCATATCACTCAGTTATCATGTATTTTACATTCTGGAGCATCTGGATTGCCATCACAAAATAGTTCTAGTGATGTTGGATCATGATCATCATTTGGATGACGCTCTTTGTATGCTTCTAGAGCGGTAAGTTCTTCTTGTGTATGTCTACGAGCTTGTGGGGATGTTTGTGGATCGTCAAGAATTCTCTTATCTTGTTCAATATGTACATTAATATTTTCCATTTTGGTTTCCTCCTGTTACATTATTTAGTGCCATGTTGTGATACTCGGTTCTTAATTCCATGAGTATCTCTAGCAAGACGAAGAGTTGTAGTAAATCTACCATTCGTTCCTACAAGAGTATTATACTCATGAGTTACCTCCATGACAAGATAGACACCACTATTTTCTGGATCAAATGGATCTTTCTTGGCAGTTTCTGATGGTAATTTGTTGATAATTCTAATATCTACTTTATCTCCAGCACAAATTCTTGAGTTACCAGGAATAACCGCAGTTGCTGTCTGATTTGATAAAGTATCATATCTTACGATTGACTGAGCAGCAAATTCTAAATGTCTGTCTGCGTATGGAGATGGACTTTTACTTCCATCTTTATCATATGGAGATGCTGGAGTTTGTTCATTGTACCAAGTCTCATGATCTAACAAGAATGACATTATTCCAGTTGGATAATCTGCCAGAGTTTTATTTTTGCCAACCTTAATCAAAGATGGTTCTTCTTGACTTCCAAGATGCTTCATATCTTCAAATGCGTCTTTCATACTATAAACATACTCATCATACTGACCAGTTGAATGATTGAAGAAACACATCTTCGTTGAATATCTTCCCATTCTGAGACCAGTAATCAAATCAATTTCAGATCCATAAGTTATACTTGAGATTGTAAATCTGTCATCTGCTCCATCTGATTGATTGACAATCTTTTCAACATATGGA